GTAGTGCTCTTCAGGTAGGTAACTCCAATGCGGATTGTGTGACCACTCTTCAAACCCTACACAGGACTTCATATCAAAGGTTTGCTTTATCTCCTCAAAGATGGCTTGTTGATAGGGTTTTTGAGGAGGGTAGTCATACCACTGACCTTTAAAAGGATTTGTGTCTACTCTAATGCCTCTCGGCAAAAAGTTGTCTATTATTTTATGCACTTTCTTTAGTCCACATAGCAAGGGAGTACTTATGTCCTCCAACAAGCTGATTACATTTATGGGGATGAGTTATCTTTCCAGGAAACAATAAAAGAGACCCCACAGGTACGTCTGCACTAGAGAACTTTTGTCGTGGAAAATAAAGATCTCCACCAGTATAGTTATTATTAAGTTTTACACTTCCTGTAATATAACTATCGTCATGATGAAGAGAAAGCCCTGTCTGAGTTTCTCTGGAGTATTTTAATGCAAAGAAATCTGATAGTACAAAGCCATCTATCTGCCAGATAAACTCAGCTAAACGAGATACGCTAGTATCCCAGTAAGGCTGAACTATACTATAAATGTCTGGTACTTCTTTCTCCAAATGAATATCATGAGTAGCATAACGCTTATCATGTTTATTTGGAGCCCAGGTGTTTACCTGATTACAAGAGGCTATAATAAACTCACAGAACTGTTCATTTAAAAAATCTACTTGGTATATATCAGGAGCTACTTCTTCATATTTAAGAGGTTTGAATACGGTGTCTAACATTGTCCCATGCCATCCTTTCTACGTCAATAAACTCTGCTGGTTGTGCTAAATCTGCTATAATTTTTACGTCTTTATCTAGTAACTGTAAATCTCTAAATACGGCTTTCTCTACTTCTATACTATGTGCAGGGTGGTTCTCAGGATTAACGAGGTCTACTTTTGCTCCAGAAGCAAGAGGTAAGTGCCAACTTGAGGCTATATTAGTTTTTTTACTGAGTCTGTCATTAAACTTTACCGTATGCGTGAAAAAGTCAAAATTTATGAAGGTGAGGTCCTGGTAGCAAGTAACTTCGTTGACTAGCCATAACCCCGCTACGGCGCCAGCAGATAAGCGACTCGTTTTTCCGCCATAATACTCGTTTAACGCCTTAATTTCGTCTATTTCATACATTACAGTATGCTCATACGTTGGGCGCTTTATTTCTATGCCATTTATTGTGCTAGTATTAAATAATACTTGAGTTGTGGACGGAAAATAGTCTCTCATCGTCATGCGAAAGCCTCCAGTAACCCAAATATCAGTACGCCTACCTAAATACTGCTCATAGCCGTCTGGAATACCTTTTCCGAACCGAATTACTACATCATAGCTATCAATAAGCTCTCCCTGCTCTTTTTCAAGTGCAGTGGCATTGTTTCCTACTACGATTACTGATTTGTTTCGTACGGTTTGCTGAATATCACATAAACTCAAGGTATTTCTCCACACAAGGGCCGAACTTCTGTCCTTTATGAATAGGTGTTCCGTCTGTGAAATGGTAGGCTTGAATGCCTGGCTCAGGCTCGTCATAACCAACTAAATGATTATAGATTCCTGGTATTGACCCAATTTTAGTCTCTGCCCACCATAGTCGATGTAAATAAGCAGAAGACGCTTGATTTACTTCTTCCATAGTTAGCCTTTTAGTATGCTCATGCCCACAGTTGAATAACATAAGAGACGACCACCATTTTCTATCATAGCTTTCGTTCCTTATATTATTCATCTTTATTTCGTGTGCATCATAGACCCTATGTTGCACTACTGAGACTGCGTTTTCGTCGTCGTGGTAATTAGCGACCCCGTATGGGCTTCCTTGCCATACGAAGTCACTATCACAAAATAAAGACAGGCCTTGATATCCAGATAACATAGGCACTAAGAAACGAGTATAAGTAAACTCCGTTGACCCATCCTCCTTTCTATTGTAACCCCGTTCCCACATCTCTGATATATCGATGCGAGTAATGTTAGCTCCTGGTTCGTACTTACGTATTGATTTCTCACATACATCTGTATTTTCAGGTATCTGTCTATCATGGCCTATAAATATTTTCATACCGCTTTCATTCTCTCTACTAAACGTTCTGCTCTAGCACCGACTTGACGGTACCAACGACTATCCACCATTTCTTCTGAGGCTTTACTCCAATCACAGCCAATTAGTGCTGCATTAAAGTTTTTAAACCCTGAAAGACGTGGACGACCCATGTTAAATATCATATTAACCAGGATCTCTCGGACTTCGGATGGGAAGTTGTTAAATGTCCCTGGGCCGTATAGAGCGTAACACTCGTCGATTGAGGTTTCGAGGTCTTTGTCGAAGCATTCTTGGACTCTTTCTTCGCTAACCTTTGTTCCCACTTCCTGTCCAAATTCTGGATCGCTTTTAAGTACCAAGTGTCCAACGCCAAACGTGGGGTAGCCGAGATGATCGAGATAGATTTCATAAACCACCCCTTCATCAATCTTTAGTTGTTCGTACACTGCTTTCTTGTCCATTTACTTTCTCCGTAGTGACCTTGCGGTAATAAATTATCACCTGCTGCGTTTCTTTTATATATCTTTTGATCTCTTGCATATTATAAGCCATTAGCTCATAGTCAGGTACTGACATTGCAAGAAATACGACTTGCCCTTCTTCTTTCTCCATTCGAGCTAAGAACTCTTCGAGGTTGGCTTTTGATACTACGTACCAATAAGGTTCTTTGAGGTCTAAGGCTCTTGGGAGAACAGGTTGGGCTATAACCCGCTCTACTGGTTTAGTTACTATCTCCACTTCCCTCGGGGCTGGCATTAGAAAGCTGCACCCCGTCATCAAGGCGGTCAAGGCTAGCACTATCATCTTCGATCCCATCGAATACTCCTTTGGTAGCTTTATTTACTTTACCTTCAACAAGACCTGGCTTTGCAGCAGCTAACTTAGTTAGGTTATGTCTTTTGAAGATATCTAAATACCTGTTCATATCTTGTTGGATTTGCTGACTTTGAACCTGCATATCCTTTAACGCTTCTGTTTGAAGGGCAAAATCCTTTTCTAAAGCCTGAATCGTCTCTTCTTGAGTTGCGAATTTCAATTCATAAGCTGCTAGTAGTTTTCTCAGCTCTGTAATGGTTGCGTCAGTAGTATAGTAATATAACCCACCTACTAAGCCCATTGCAAATATGATACCTAGCAGTATCTTACTCATTTTCAGGCTCTTCGTCTTCTATGCCGTCCCAATTCAAATCAGTCACCATGGCTTGCTTGACTTTTTGATCCTTTTTGCCAAAGATTTCGTCATATGCTGCATCAAACTTCTCTTTGTCAGTAGGTCTTTGTTTACTTCCTTTACCGCTCATTTATTTTATCCTCCACTATGCTTTCTAGCATATTTTGATCTTTGGTCATTCTTCTTTTCCTAATAGCAGGATCTTTTCTCCAATAAGGTAACGACCAACCTACCTTACCATTTCGTTTAGTAATTAGATCTGGGATAATATCCGAGAACACCTCTCTGATTAAAAATTTATTAGTACCACGAAACAAATTTGTCTCATACTGTAATTTTCTTTTTAGAGGAATTTCCAAAACATATTTAGCAAGGTCTTGATAGAGAAAGGGATTTCTACTTTCCATACCAAAAGCCCCGCAAAACGAATCTGAACGTAATAAATAAGTTTCACAACCTGTCAATAGATCAATGAACATTTGAGAGGTTATAGGATGTACACCTTCAATCACACCGAGAGGAAACCAATCTTCCAAACCATGCCTATCAATATGATGCTGTACTGTATGGTCTTGTGGCCTAAGCTGGCTTATAGACATTGGATTAGCTTGTACTTTGGGGTTTAACCAATCTCCATGTTTATTATAACCACTAAAAATTTCATCTCCACCATCGCCAGTAAGCACAACTTTTGCACCTCTTTTCGCAACCTGCTCAAGAAGGTAAAGTCGAGGTACCATTCTATAACTATCCTCAAAAATTGAGCCACATATTTCCATAGCTCTTTTTGAGTATCGGTCTATAATTTCCTGTGAAGCAGGCATCTCTGTAATAAAATGCTCAATATTATATTCTTTTGTGCATAGCATTGCAAAGTCTACTTCATCCATCATAGCTCTATAAGGATCAGGGTCAAGTACTGGATCGTCCTCATACGAAAGAGTCGCAGAGAAGAAGTTCTCAGTGTTTGTAGCGCCCAGGATAGCACCAATAAGATTACTATCAAGTCCTCCACTATGCAACAAGGCTAACCTTTCTTTAGTTCGTGCAGTACGCAGAACTCCTTCTAAAACCTTTTCCCTATACTCGAAATGATTGAAGTCACGTTGTTCTATATTGTAGTCATCCCAACAACTATCATATCCAATAATTCGTTGTTTTATTACATCATACTTCATAATCTGCCCTGGAGCAAGTTTATGAATATTACTATATACAGTTTTCTGGCCGTTCTGCCAGTAGTTTCCCATTTGAAACTCTTCGATATTTGCAGGAGAGAAGTAAGGGTGAACGCCTCCTTCTATAATTGCAAAGATTGTGGAAGAAAATATAATACCCTGTTTTGTAAGAGAATAATACATTGGCTTACTACCAAAGTGATCTCTTGCCAAGTAGAGAATATCTCCTTGTACCCATGCGAGAGCAAAAGCCCCGTTGAGACCCCGTAGAGCTTTTGTTCCTTCTGCTTCTAAACGAGCCTGAAGATAGTCTGTATCTAATATTTCTTCTGCGTCTATATCATATAACTCGCCGTTAAAAGCAAGCATAGATTTAGGTGTCATTCTTGGTTGTATAGAGTATTTTACATCTCTATTTATAGCTAGAAGGTTATGTCCTAGTGATACACCGTTTCTTACAAAACTACGTGTATAGTCAGGCCCCCTACTTTTATTCGCTTTGCACATTCTTTCTACTAGGTGTAAGTCATCCCAACTAATTCCATTTATCGCACACATCGCTTCTCCACTAATATGTCTCCGGAGACCTGCCTACTATTGTAGAATCTGGCCTGTCTTATATGAAAGTGTGGGGCAAGTTTTACTAACCACCACTCAAATTCTTCTACTATAAGATGAGCATTTCTACCATCGGATAGCTTTTTTAATGCTGGAACTGTGCACACAGAAAAGTAGCCCATACCACTTACTACTCTCTTTAAGTCCAGTATAACGTTATCCAAAAACTCGGGTTCAATGTGTTCGAGTACATCATGACAAACAACAAAATCACATGGTTCAGGGGGTGCTGCTACTTCTACTCGTGCTGGCTCATATTCATGTACTACTACGTCGGGGCGTTCTGTTTTTAAAGCTTCCTTCATGCCTCCCCAACCTGCGCCATAGTCGAGCATTTCTTTTGCTTTATATCTATCTATAAGACTGAGAGTTGGTTGTAGATATTTTACTGATCCAGTATTTCCCCAACCCCGCTCTCCGCTTCCTTTATGTGTGTCTACTAAAACTTTGCGATACTCCTCAGAGATCGTGTTCATGTAGCCATCCTCGAAAGCTATCTAAGCCGCCTATGTACTCTCCATTTACAAAGATTTGGGGAATACTTCGCGGAACAATCTCAATTCGATCTATCCACTCCTGTGGGCTAATATCACCAATGTCATTTTTTAGTATATTAAAGCCCTTGCTTTCTGCTAGTTTCTCTGCGTTTACGCAGGCAGAGCAGCCGACCCCGCCGTAAATATGTACTGTTGTATTACTCATCATCTACCTCTAAGACTCCTTCGTCTATTAAATGTTCGACGGCTCCGACAACGCCACAATGGTATCCTAATCGGTATGATGTTATACCGCACCCAATTAAACAGAATACAAATATAGCTAATTCCTGCATTGTTTTCTCCGTTTCTTGCTCTGTAGAGCTTTCCTAATGAACACATATTATACGACATATTTATATAATTGTCAAGAAGTATTTTTAAGGAGCTAAAAATATTACTTGACTTTTAAGCTCACTTTCTGTATAATAATATCTATTGAAAAGTAACTTACTAGAAAGGTAAATCTTAAATGATAACAAAAATAAATCTTGACATTAACATCTGTTTTGTTCTATAATAATCAAATGAAAAGAATAGGATGGACAATGAAAGAGCGAAAGATTCTGAAGGAATACTACAATGTTATTTCTCCGGAAGAACTTGCTGCACTACTTCCAGACAGAAATCCTAAGTCGATAGTAAATCAGGTATATTACCTAAGACAAAGAGGATGGACTTTTGCTAGAAAGCGCGATAACAATTAACCACCTCTATGGACTCCTACTTGTTGTATTATTTGTAGTATGGGTGAACATAGACGATAACGATGGATATTAACAGGAGAAATAAGAATGGCGAAGAAAAAAAGTAGAAAATCACGTACTAGCCAAGGTATTGTAGGGAGCCCTAGCAAATGCCGCACTAGTTTACATGGTACTATGACACGAACAATTAACCAGCAGAATGCTTGGCTGGCAGGTAAGAATGTAGTTCTAACTATTGACAACCCTGATAAAAGTTGTACTAACGAACGCGTTATTAGAGTTAACGCAAGGGACGTTTGGGGTACTCCTCCGATGTTGCAACGAAAGGAACCTAATGGACGTCAAGGTTAGAAACGGTAATGTTGAAGCAGCTCTCAGGGTTTTTCGCAAGAAATGCTCTGAGAAGCTGTTTGATCTAAAAAGTAATCAGTACTACGAAAAACCTTCTGAAAAGAAGAAAACTAAAAAGAAAGCCGCAATTAAACGGGAACAGAAAAGGAAAAAATGATGGAAGGCACAAACTTTGAATTAGTAGGAGATTTCATGGAAGCCATGAGTCAGGAAGTCCTGGATGTCCCTACACTCCCAAGTTGGGACGTACAAGATCTTCGGATTGAACTCATTGAAGAAGAACTACGAGAACTGGTTGTTGGCGTAGAAAACAAAGACCTAGTGGAGATAGCAGATGCGCTCACTGATTTATTATATGTTGTGTACGGAGCAGGCCATTCCTTTGGTCTTGATCTTGATGCTTGCTTTGCAGAAGTGCATCGCAGCAATTTAAGTAAGCTAGGAGAAGATGGTCGCCCTATCAAAAGGGAAGATGGAAAAATCTTAAAAGGGCCAAACTACTCACCCCCTGATCTAAAAAGTATTATAGAGTAACGAAGAAAGGAGCGAAAGCTCCTTTTTTTATGGCCAATAAAAAACCCCTAAATAAGGGGCTTTTGTTTTTCTTCTAAATACCAGGGTATCTCTGTCTGGCAATCTGCACATATCTTTAGGTTTAAGGACGTTAATAAAATCAAATGTACATTACCACAGTTTGGGCAGACTTTTGTTGTAACTTTCTCACTCGACATGCTCTACTCTCCTTTCCAACTGGTTGAATCAACAAACACTTTCAGTGTTCGCCCATTGTCCTGATAACTCAACCAAACAAACTTGGTATCATCAAGATACTTTATATACGCACGACCTGTCTCATCAATCACTTCAACACGATTGACTAAGGAGGTCAGTTCTTGCTTGCCAACTTGCCGAGCACGATGTATTTGATTATTATGTAGCTCTTTTTCCTGGCGGGCTGGTACACCAAATAATCCAGCAGCTAAAAATTTAAACATTATTCACCACTCCACCTCATGCCAATTAGTATCTTCAGGCATCAGTTCAACTGCATCCCCAAAGCGTTTTTTCATATCATTGTAGAATCCAGAGATCGCCATTGTCAAGCGATAACTACCCTGATGACACCAGTATATAGAACCAGAACTACCGTAGAATCCATACAGATATGCCTGTTTCTCTACACCTGTGATACCGCTGTTCAATCTCCAATAGTCACCATCAAGATAACCGCCAGACCAACCGCCTAGCACTTTATATATTGTTTCTTCGCCCTGGGTTATTTTTAAAACAACCCAATTGTGTGGGTTATATTCGCTCATCTGCCCACCTTATCTGTCTGCCGTTTAATACTTCGGCTTCAAATATGCTAATCAGCATATCGTATTCCCATAGCTCTGTAGTTTCTAAATCATCCAACCAATCACTAAGTGCATTCCAGTCTTCGGTACGCATAGGAGCAACACCATACTCGTACCACCCGCTGTAATATTCTTCTTCATCTAATCCACGAATGTCGATACGACCGCACGAATAAGATTCAAGATAGTGTTTGTATTCACGCGGTGGCTGGATGAATTTGCCAGAAGTCATTCTCAACTCGAAAGGTATGTCTCGTTCTTCGTACCAACGATTAGATACAGGGCCCATCCAGTTTGTGCTATATGTAACGCTCATTGCCCGCTTCTACCTACTCTGTCTTTACGATATATTGCCGTAGTATTAGATCCCATTTGAGGACATACAAGGATAATGTCCGGTAGTCCATGTGCGTCTTTCTCACCGCCTTCACCACAGATAAAGAATGAACCACTCTTATCTGGTTTAGTGTGATACCAAATCTTTGCGAGTTTCTGAAATAGCGCATACTCTTCATCTGTTATTTCTTTCATCCCTCACTCTCTTTCTTAGGAGGAGTCCAGCCAAGTTTGACCAACTCTTCATGCTTCATGTCCTCCCAGTCTCCAAATACTTCAGGAGCTGCTTTTCTTGCTTCATCCATATGATACTCACCAGGATAGTGTTTGAGACATCTATACGCTTCTTCCTTCACTTCCTCAGGCACGCTGTCGTCTTGATGTAGTAAGTCTACAAGAAACCGTCTAGTGTTGTTTACAGCCCATCTACGCTCATAAGGTAGTGTCATTTCTTATCTCCAACTCTTTTAACATACAGCTTTTTCTAACTAAACATAGGCCACCTATTTTTACTACGGCTTCGAGGTGCCCAGTTTCCATTTGTGCAATACTTTTATACTGCAAGGGTTGATCTCCATTGATGCCGTAGGTTCCCCAGGTAAGTAGCTCTCGCTGTACTTCGTGAGGTTGGTCATCATAAAGGGATAGGTCGATTTGATCTGCGTGAACAGTTCTTCGAAGGTATTCGAGGCCACCATCTACCATATATTGCTTACCGTTTGCATCTGTGTAAGTTACATAGTCGTGGCGATGTTTTGATTCGATGATTGTACCATCGGGTGTTTGAAGTGCGTTGCGAATTAGTCTCATGGGTAGTCCTCTCTTCTCTTATACATCTATTATAAGCGAAGAGAGGTCTCGTTGTCAAGATTTTATACGAGGGTTTCTAAAATAAAATCAGGATTAGTGTAGTGGTATGGGTCTTCCTCAGCGTCTCTTTCTTTGCCATCTTCAATGAACCAATCAGTAATAGTACCATTGTTCACGATTACAGCATAACGCCATGAACGTTCACCAAAACCCAGGTTCTCTTTTGTTACTAGCATATCCATATCAGTAGTAAATTGCTTATTGCCGTCAGGCAGCACTTTTACATTTTGCAGGTTCTGGCTCTCTGCCCACTTGTTCATCACAAAGGAATCGTTTACAGAGATACAGTAAATATCGTCGATTCCTGCTTGATAGAACTCTTCTGCAAGCTCTTCGAATCGAGGAAGCTGCATGGTATCACAGGTTGGCGTGAAAGCGCCTGGCAGTGAGAATACTAATACTCTCTTTCCTGCGAAAACCTCAAAAGAGTTTACATCCTGCCAGCGGTAAGGGTTTGACCCCGCTACGCTTTCATCACGTACTCGTGTTTTAAACACTACGGATGGAACAACTGCTGGTAGTTGCCTCCACGCATATTCTACATATTCTGCTACATCTGTTGTATAAATGTTCATTACTTCTCCAGTTTACTATATTGTTCTGATTCAAAGTCAAAGGAAAGCTGTTCAAAAGGAGATTCTTTTACAACAATATTGCTCCAGTCAATTGAGCTTTCATCCATCTTTGGCACTTGGTATTCGTAGTCGTCTTCTTTCTGAAATTTTTCTGCACAAACTTCTTCGAAGCAGCTCCACAACGCTTCAAACTTTAACTCATAAAGTTCTTGAATAGCAAAGTACTTATTCATCATAGCATCTGCTAGCTCAGAACTCATATCTTGCCATTTTGGGTCATCAATGAAATGTTTTGTGACCATATCTATATCGTCAGTCACAGCCCAACATCTCATGATCTGTTGTTCGAGGTCATAAATTTTCATCTTCCAATATCCTTAATGTTGTCTCTGCTAATTACTTGGTATGCACCTTTATTATACGCGGGTGCAATAGTATATGTACTACTGAGCTTCGGCTTCGCTACGACCCCGCAATTATGTGAGGTACTTACTACGCTTTTATACTCAGGTGTTTCTCGTCTGTAGGTGTCACTTGGCTGCAGCTCTTTAAAAGGAGCTACACGCTTTCTTACTTTTGGAAGAGCTTTCTTTTTTCTTCCAGAAGGAGTGTATCTCATACTAAGCTGGAACACTAATACCACCCTGGAACAGCATGCCAACTTGGAACACTATACCAACCTCTCACGAGCTTAAAGGCTTCAATGTGCTTTTTTATCTCAGCGTGCTCTGCTTCAAGTTCCATTGAGAAAATAGAAGAGTTTGGGTCTTCGAGACCCAACTCAAAGCATTCAAGAGTCTCGTCCAGAGATTTAACAATACAGAGGTCGAGAAGGTCGTCTTCTAATTC